CTATCAGAGAAATTGAGCATCCAGGGAATAGCGTCACTAACAATGTAGCTATTCAATCCGTTATTGCTGATCCAGTTTTCTTACCTGCGACTATTGATATTGATATAGTAGCGCCAATTAACCAAGGACAGGCTAGACTTGATTTTTTATCAAACGGTGAGCTACGCGGTAGTGATGGGGATGTGGGTTTTTACACGACTATTGTTGACCCAATAGGCGAATACTACGAGCTTCGAGCGACTAACCTTGTTGGCACACTGGACTTGGGCGAGGTTGGTGTGTGGTTGCCGTTGAGTGGGTCAGGTGCGACTTACATATTAACTGCTGATGTCGATGAGGTTGTGACTTTTGATGTTGAGATACGCGAGATAGCAGATGTGCTAAATACTGCTTCTAGCGCTGTTACGTTGACTGTTGATTTTGTTTAGTTGAATAAAAAGCCCTAAACACTAGGGCTTTTGTTTATTCTTTCTTTGGCAATGTTGAAATAACCCTCGTCGAGTTCAATGCCTATGAAGTCACGGTTCAAGTTTTTAGCGGCTACACCTGTTGAACCACTGCCCATAAATGGATCGAGTATTGTTTGACCCTCGCTTGATAATATTGTGATCAACTCCTCCATCAGATTTAAGGGCTTTTGGTTCGGGTGTTTTCCGCTTTTCTTTTCGCTTTGCTTGGTTAGTGGGTAGTTAAAACATCCCTTATGCAACTTATCAACGTTAAACTCATATTTCCCGCCATTTGTGCAATGCAAAAAATACTCTCGACCAGCAACGAACCTTCTACCCCATTCAGCAGGACAAGGGTTATTTTTCTGCCAGTGATTTAAACACTTAACCTTTATTTTATGCCCTCGTAACGCCTTGGCAATTTCGCCCATGTTCTCCCAATCGTTAAATATAATTAAATTACCGCCTTTTTTTAATATCTTTGGAATTCTCTCAAGCCAAGCGAACTGATCAAAGCCAACATCAAAGCCCATGCTTTCTTTTGATATACTTGCATTCTCTTGCTTTTCGCCTTGTCTAAACAAGTGAATATTTTTCCCGATTTTTTCAACAATGTTAAACGGCGGATCGGTAATTATCGCATCAACCTTTATTCCGCTAGCTATTAACTTGTCCATGTTCTTTAGGCAATCGCCCTGTAATAAATTAATCATATAACCCCCAATAAAACTTTTTTATCATCTTCACTAGCATCAACAATACTACCTTTGTTTTCAAGTGTTGTATTCACCACAATATAGTTATTATACATTGCAGATAGAGCGACAACAGCGCTGCCACGGCGAACGCATTTAACGTTTGCTTTGGTTAGCGTGTCGCTTGTGTTTATTGCGTCGTGTTCGCTTGGTAGTTGTATTTTTAGTATGTTCATAACTCAACCTTTCTATACGTGCATTTCGTGCAATGCTCGCTTGTTGGTGTTAGGTGGCGTATAGGGTTATCACGATTGCCCTCATGTCTAACTAATTCATGACCGCCTGTTAGCCAGCATCTTAGTTTTGACATTGGCTTATTTGTTATTTTTTTCATTGCGCTCATTCCTTACTAATTCACCCCATTTAGAAGAAAACCCAGCTATCCAACTATGGTAGGCATCTGGCCTACAATCTGAATATGGACATACAGCCCAACTTTTTACACCATAAGGCCAATCTAGTTTTGGCTCTTCGCCAAACCAGTGATTGACAGCATGCAGCTCACCATCTTTAAATGCTTTTTTTATTTTGTGTTCGCCAGTTGGCCACGTTGGAATTTTTATTTCATCCGTGTTTATTGTAAGCATTATGTGATGGCTCGCTCTGTTATTTGACAGTAACCTAATATTAGTATTAATATGTTTACACTGTCAAGTTATTAGAGTAAATAAAGGGTTAAAAATTGAACTTATTAGAAATACTGAAAGAATGTGAGCCTAATGTCTCACAGATAGCGCGTGATGCTCAGCTTGAACGTCAGGCGGTCTACTTATGGAAGGATGGCAGGGTGCCGCGAGAGTCCGTATTTAATCGCCTGTTAGCTATGGACAAATACAAGCCTGTGTTGGTTAAAATGAACTATAAAGAGTTGCGCGATAGTGCGCCGCTTGGCCGTAAAGTTGGGAGTGTGAAAAAGCCCTGTTAAGGGCTTTGTTTCTATTGGTTGGTTTTGTATCGCGCCTTGAGGATGTGCGAAATCACTTTCATCGTCCAACCTTTGTGTTGCTTTTGAGTTCCCCATAAAACCTTGTTCATACAAGTCCTGTTTAGGTTGTTGTCCCGACAGAATTTTCTCATATTATACACCTCAACCACATCTCCATCAGGGCTTATTACACTAAACGTTTTAGCCCCTGCTTTTTCATAGTTGTCAAAAGGAGACACGAACAAGCACGTGCTAGGGCCGTAAATCTTATTTCCATTTACTTTTATGTCTTTATCAAGCTGCTTTCCATCAACGTAATTAACTGAAAACCACTTAGCAAAAACCTGAAAATCTAACCACTCATCGCAAACACTACACCCAATATAAGATGGAAATTTTAAGTGGTACTTCTCGCTGTAGCAACGCATCAGCATTGATTTCCATGTCGCATATGGCTTTGTGTGCTTCCTTCCTATGCTGGGCTTGAACTCTCCGCCGGAGTTAAATCCCATACCGTAAACTGTAGCTCTCATGTAAAGCCTCCCAATTAAAAACACAGTATACCACCATATCCCACAAATGGGAATATGGTGGATTATTTTATTTCATGTGAGACAAGATGTGAGATATAACCTTCATGGTAAACCCATTGCCACACATTTTATAAAGTTGCGAGTTGCTGATACCTGCATTTAAAAGCGTATCAATGTGATGCTCTGGCACTGTTTGCAATCTAAAGCATTCGCGCGGTGTTAGTTTGCGGTATTTGGGCGGGTCAATTACAAGTACGTCGTCTTTCTGTACCGTGGTTAAGCAACCGCTCTTTTCATCCGGTCTAGCTTCAAGACGCTGAACAATCTTAATGTCAGGGTTGTAATCGTCACGCTTTCCAGTTGTCGGGTTAATCTTGCGACCAACTACGCGACCAACTAATATCTTAGGCTCTCTATGACCTCCGCCCATAGTTGTAACTGTTGGTGCCTTACCGGTTTCCGCATAAACACGCTTATTACTTTCGTTTGCGTTTATATCTGTTGCTGTTGCTACGTGGTGGCAAATAGCGCTTTCTACTGGTGGTGTGTCGCGTAGCTCGCAAGGGCGCAATGAGTCACACGCTTCTTTATCAGGGAAAACCAACTGCCTGCGACTGCTTTTAAAGCAACTCTTTGGGTTACCGCCTTTGTGGTAATTGGCATCAATGCAGTATGACTTATCTCTATCTACAAACTCAGAGTCATCAATAACCATCTGGCGCATGGATTTTTCAAGATATCGCTTGGCCGTGGCTCCCGCAACTCGCGTTGTCACTGTCAATGATTTTTCGCGGTCAACCGTCCCACCTTCAACAATATCCTTGAGTAAAATACCCTCATCTTCTGGTTGCTCAACAGGAAAGCTAGTCCAGTAATATCTATTACGATTCTGTGCAGATACTAACGCGCTATTAATTAAAATCTTATGTACTTTGCCTAGTGCGTTTTCAGTGTGAGTTGTAATGTATTCTTCAAACTCCTTTTTCATCTTCACGTTTTCAATCATAAAATCAGCGTTAGGATTGTGATATTTAACGTGCTTTATAATATCGAGCATCACCCAAAACAGCATACCGCGCTCGTCTTTATCGCCTAACTGTTTGCCTGCCATTGACCACGCCTGGCAAGGAAAGCCACCAGTAACTAAATCAATGCCCGACCAGTCAATATCCCAATCACGCCATTGTGTTATATCACCTAGTTGAATCGTGTCAGGGAATAACGCTTGCGTAGCTTGTATTGCATATTTATCAATTTCACTGGAATAGTATTTATCAACTGTAACGCCAATATCTTCTAGTGCCATCATCCCAAAACTCATGCCGTTAAACAGGCTTAAAACATTAATTTTCTTCACAATAAAAACTCCTTCACATCAAATGGACCAAATAGGTAAATCGCACCCATTACGAATAAAGAAACAGTGACAACGCCAACCGCTTCTAGTGACGCTAGTAAAATATTTTTCATGTTGCCACCTGCTCAAATATAACTTCAAGTTTAATTTTTCTAGCCAGTGCTAATTCAGCAACTGCTCCTTCGCTTTCTTGCCAGCCAATAAGCATGTAAATACATTGCGACGCCATTACCATAGGTTGGCAGATGCTCATGTATTGCAACTGAGTTAAGCCATCGGGCAAAGTGGCAGGGTTAAGCACGTTAAAACCTTCATCTGTTAGGATGTTAGATTTTTTATTGAACTCTGCGCGGTTGTAGTTTTCTCTTCCTGTCATTGGGCCGCTAATGTATATTATTTTAGGCATTTAAATACAGCTCCGATTTATTAATGTAACTTGTGATTCTTGCGCCAATTTTGAATGGGTTAAACACAAGAATCATTTGTGGTTTATTATTACCGCCTTGTGGTTTCCCGTATCCATCAAGGAAGCCGATTCTGCCGCTAGCGTGTTTTGTTTTGCCTTCTGGTATTCCGTCACTAACAATAAAGCGAACTTCTGAAACGGTCTTTAACGCCTCGAAAAACCAACCCACAGAGCAATCGGCATTTAACAACATAACAACACCTAGCCCGTCTTTTTGCGCTTCCTGCGCCTTTTTGATCCACGGCATAGGGTTGCTGTAAGGGCAGTTAAGCCAAACGTAATTATTGTACAAGTCACGATCACCAATTGAATCTGCTTCATACTTCCAATCTAACGAAAGAGAGTCATCTTCCTCTGTAAAACCAACTTCACAAAGTTTATTTTCTTTGCTACAAGCCATATCTGCAACAAAGTTAAATTCACGATTAAGCGTGTTAAATACTTCCGATGGCGTTCGCCATAAATCATTCGCCATTACCATTTACTCATAGTTAGTTAATCAATATCAACATCAGCATAACAATCGCCATGTTTAATTCTGCTTACCTGGCTTTGTGATATGCCTTTATTTTTTGCGATTTCGCTTATAGTTAAGCCAGAATAGATCAGCATCATTTTGATGTCTTTAACTGCCTCAGCTGATAGGTTTATTTCTTCGCGTTTTAATTTGCATTTTTTATGCCCGTTTGCCATGCATCGGTGGCCTTTTTCGTCATGGTAGACGCTAACACTGCCACACATTGCATTAGGCCCAATAACACCGGAAGAGGTGCAGATATACTTTCTATCTTTGAATTTATTTTTCTTGTTTACTCTTATCATTGGCTTCATCCTTCAATAATTGAGCAGTAACAGCCAAAGTTTTAACGCTAACATTAAGAGCTTCTGCAGTCTTGATGATTGTGGTCCACTTTGGGTTAGATGCTGGTTTTAACAAGATTGTTAATTGAGAGGCATGTTTGAAGCCTAGCGCTTTTTGCAGTTCAACGTGTTTAATTTTTGCCGTTTCCATGTGCCACTTTATGCTTGAGCCGATCATGATAAATCCTTAGATTCTATAGCAAGCAGTTGTTGAATTTGGCCGTCGATGTTGTCTATTTTTTGTTGGCACTCGGCGCGTAGTTTAGATTTTATTTCTTCTAACCCTTCTATTTCTAAAGATGTGAAATCTATTTCTGAAATATCAGGTATTTGAATGATTACTTTCACAGTAGTTAAAAGTATTGCATTTCGGTATTGCGAGTCACTAGCATTATAAGTGGAAATATCTATTTCATACCCACTTCTAAAGGTTGCCTTTTCAGCATGTACAAATAATTCTACTTCATGATCGATTAATTTAACTTCTTGATTGTTGATTTTCATGATATTCACTTCCTGTTAGTTAGTAGGTGTAAACATATTAATCTATGTTCATTTTAAATGCAACAAATAATGTAAACTAATTAACGATTAAACACAGCAAACTTTTTGCCTATGTAAATTCTCAACCGATTATTTGCAGCAAAGCGCGCCTTACCATCTTTACGATGCCTTAGTGGCTCCGCGTCATGTGCAAGATTAAACACTTCGTTATATTTAATAAGTGTTTGCCCCCTCATTGCTGGCGTAGGTAGTTTATTTAGTTGTTCTCCTACCCATTTTTTGTCATCATTATGCATTGATCCACGCCTCCAACGCTTCAAAAAAACCATGGCAACCCAATGCCACGCAAGCGAAAGCCCCAGCATCTTGTGAGTTGATTAAGAATGTTTCCTGGTCATCGCTGATTTTTGACTTTGTTGGATCGCACTTCTTTAACTCGCATAAAAAAACAGGCGAGCCAATGATAACAATATCGCTAAAACCTGCATTAAGACCCATTAGCGCATCCTTCTGAGCTTCGCCAATGGTTTTTTTACCCTCATTCTTAACGTGCGTAGCTAGCGTTGCTAACTCAGGGTAGTCACGGCGCAAGGCGTTAAAAATAGTTATCTGTTCGGCGTTTTCAGTAGGTGGCTTTTTCATGCGAACAGATTCATCACCAAAAATTTTTATTCTTTTATCGAGTTTTGATAGCGCTTTGCTTTTGCTCATGCCTCTACCTCTTCGGGTTGGTTATATGCAACAATATCAATAAACTTTGCTTTAGGCTTTTTACTGCTCGTTATTGTAGTTGGTATGGTGCCTAGCCCTTGACGCATCCAGTCGATGAATTGATCAACACTGTTTGCAGTTGCTCCATTAAAGAACGCGTTGCAAAGTGGGACCCATAGCCATTGTTGGTTAGGGTTATAATAACTTTGCCATGATCTAAACTCTGTTTTCCAGTCTATTTTTAATACTATATTGCCAGATTTTAACGCCTTGTGATGCTGCGCAAAACACTGCAAAACTTTGTCGCTGGTTGGTTCGTATGGTGATTTTTTAATCTTCTTGAATTCCAGCTTTAATTTATCATTTGGATCAATTAGCTCGCCTTTGCAGCTTGTGCAGTATCTTGCTGCTATATCGTTCTCTGCCTCACAGTGCGGGCATCCTTTAAACGACCAGCGACCATTGCAACGCACAAAATTACCCTCTTGAAGCCCCTGGTATTTGCAACGGCGACCAAAGTGAGCGGGGAACGGCTTTTTTGTCTCGTCGTCAATGATTCGATTGTTCATTAAATCGACAAAATAACCATGCGCATCAACGGGGAAACTGTCAGGATTTGGCCTCCCTCCGAAATCATTAGTAAAACCGCAACACTCACATTTAGCTGATACTCTGAATTTTTCGGCTGTTGATACGTTTACTTTTATCACCGGCTTAAATAGCCCATCCTCTAAACCGTGGCGCTCTATGTTTTCGGCAAAATCTAATATTAAGCAATCAGATTTTTGATCATGTAATCGCAAGCCCCTGCCTATTATCTGCTGTAATAACCCTGCTGATTCGGTGGCGCGAAGTATAGCAACCACATCAACGTGCGTTGCATCAAAGCCTGTAGTCAATACGCTAACATTTACAAGGTATTTAAACTGCATTGCTTTAAATTCTTTTATTATACTTTCACGCTCTTTCTTTGGCGTTTTACCTGTGATTATTTCGCTATTTTCTGGCGGTAAAGATCGCAATATCTCGCTTGCATGTTGGATAGTTGAAGCAAAGAACATGACACCCATTCTATTTACTGATGCTTCGATCACATTTAAAACGATATCGTGAGTCAGCCTTTCATCTTCGTTAAACACTTGATCAACACTGTCAGATGTAAATTTACCGCCTTTCATCTCAAGATTTGAAGTGTTGTAATTTTGCTTTACTACTGTAGTGACTGGAGGAGTTAAAAAACCTCTTGCGATCAAATGTTCCGCGGGCACTTTATATAGTAATTTCTTAAAGAATGGGCTGACAGCTTGATCACCTGTTGGCTTGTTGTCCTCATCCATTTCGTAGATAAACCCAGTGTTCATTCGGTAACAAGTCGCAGACAATCCCAACACGCGCAAATTCGGGTTTGCTGATCTCATTGACTCAATAATGTTTTTTAATGTTGGCGTTATGCCATGCGCTTCATCAACGATAACCAATGAAAATTTATCATCAAACTTTTCAATGCTATTTGCTACCGTCTTAGGGGAACCGAATATAACGCTATTTTTTAGGCACTTACCACCGGCACCTGCTGAAAATATAGATGCTGGCTCACCAAGTTCTAAATATTTTTCGCGGTTTTGCAATACTAATTCCGTCGAAGGGGCTAGGCATAGTATTTTTTTACCTGATATTTTTGCAATATGCTGTGCAACATAAGCAACTATTATGCTTTTGCCTGCACCAGTCGCTAAATCTAAAAGCGCAGAGTCACGGCATTTCATAATATGCTCAATTGATAGGTCGATGGCTTCTTGCTGGTAATCTCGTGGCAGGTACTTCATTTTAACCTCTTTATCATTTAAGGTATTTATCAAAAAAGAAAAAGCCGCCAAGTAGCTGATAAGTTCTACATGTCCCCCGCTAAAGGTAAGGCGCTATAATTAGTTTACACTAATTACATTAATTAACCAGTGTATTCACTTCCGCCAATAGTTTGCGGATTGAATAAATCAACAATAAAACCGTTCCACATTGCTTTTGTAACAAACCCGTTATGACTCGTTATGGTCACACCTGCTTTTAACAACTGAGCCTCAAAGGTGATTGTTTCTGGCATCCCGTTTGGGTGATCTTGGCGGTTTGAATAAAGAACAATATCAATGTCTTTACGTTCACCTGTTCTATATAAAAGACCACCTGTTAAAGCAGGGTAAATGCCATGCATAACAAGAGCGTTGCGCAATTCCTGACAAAGCGCTATTCCATCTTGAATAACGGCCATTTTTACTGGAGTTTCTTGTGGCATGGGAACTTGTGTTTGTGTTTTTGTAAATGGCATGGTTTTTGTAAATGGCATAAATTACCCCTAAAAATTAATAACTACATTTTGAATTAAACCGGCGCGTGTTGCTTTTACAACTTTGATTGCATCATCTTCACTTATCCCACATTGGGCCATCAGTGATTCTTTTGCAGCCTTGCAAATCGCTATTACATGCGCTTGATTGGCTTCACGTTGCGCTTTTTCATCTGCAAGACGTTGCTGCTCTGCTTTTTGTTTGGCTTGCTCTTGTTGCTTTGCGCGCTCAATATCCGCTAATCTTTTGTTTTCTGCATCAATAAGATCTTGCGCAGCTTTCTTTTCTGCATGTATGCGGTCACGTTCCAACTTTGCAGCTAAATCAATTGCATCTTGCTTTTCTTTTGCGGCTTTAGTTTCTGCTTGCTCTAGATCGAACAAGCGTTTATTTTCTGCTAATTGTAGCGCTTGCTCATTATCTTTTTTAAGTTGCCTTTCTCGCTCAACTGCATCAATATTAGCCTGTTTAATAGCGTCAATGCGTATTTGCTCAAGTCGCGCAGCTTCTGCTTGCTGTGCTTCTTTACGCTCAAAATCACGCACTTTGTTTTCCATGATTGCATCGCCGTGATCAATTTCTTTTTGCGCTGCATCTTCCTTATCTTTTTTTGCTTTAAGGATAACGGCGCGTTGTGCTTTCCATTCATCAAGTAGTTCAGTGAATGGTTTGTTAGCAGCTTCTAATCGCGCTTTAATGGCTACGGCTTCTTTTTCTACTTTATTTTTATAGTCTTTCGATAAATCAATGCGGGCACGCTCAACCTTTTTGATGATATCGGTGATCTCGCTAGATTTATCTTTTATGAATTTGCGTTGCTCTTTATCTTCCATATCGCCATAAAAGCCAACCCATTTTTTTGCCTCTTCTTCAATGGCTAATAGTGCTGATTCAGTTGTGATTGCTTCAAATAAAATAACTTGTGACATAACAATTACCTATTGAGTGAGTGAAATAAAAGGCCACATATTGTGGCCGATTAATTAATAGTTATTGCTAGAATGGAATATCATCAGCTTGCAGTTGTTGAACTGGTTGCTGTGGTTGCTGTTGCTGTGGTGCCTGTTGAGCTTGTTGTTGTACGGGCTGTTGCTGTTGTGGTGCATTTTGCACATTTTGAACAGCTTGGTTAATTGCCTGCCCTTGGCTCATTACTTGCATTGGTTGCTGTTGCACCTGTTGTTGCTGCACTTGTTGAGCGCGAGATACTGCAACAATATGATTACCTTCGTTGCCACCGATACTCCAAACATCAACCATAAACATCATAGGGACATTGCATAGGGACATTGAAAGCATCATATCATCAGGCATAACACCAGCAGCCATAACTTTCCCGCCTGCGTTTGCATCAACTGCAGCAAGCATTTGTAGGCCACGCTCTTTTTTGCCTTGATCTTCACTTTGAACGTGTAATTTTTGGAACACTTTGCGGTTTTGATATTCACCCTCTAAAACCGACCAAGTGTTTTTAATGAAAGTTTGCGTTACCGGATAAGGTTCTTCATTTGTTGCTTCTGGCGTGTATGTTTCCCATTTTGACTCTTCAATCAAACCCTTTAAAAGTGTGCCTTTTGGGATGACTTGAATTGTCATATCAAATGAGCCGTCTTGTGGTGCTACGATGTTACCAAAAAATGAATTCATAATTTACTCGCTTATATTTTGTTGTTGTGGTTGGTTAAAAAAACTAATGTATTGTAATAATGGGTTTTCACCCTGGTTAAATGGTATTTCTGCCGGCATGTTATAGCGGTTTTTAGCGTGAACAAATCCCACCTTACCATCGCCCGTTGTAATTATCTTTCTATCACCAGTCTGGACAATTTTGCCCCATTTAGTGATCGCACCTTTTTTATCTACTACCTTACCCTTTACAAATTCATTCTTTGCGATGTAAAGAATAGCGTCAGAATAATTAACATAAACAGGTACGCTTTTTTCATTAATGTCTAATGAATAAACAGTGTAATCATCTTCATCAGGGCGGTTCTTTAATCGCTGTATGCCTGTGTGACATAAGATAATAATTGTCATCCCGCGATTTCTTAGCATGTTTAAGATTTTCATTATTTCAAGGTGCCAATCAGCTAGCGCAATATAACCCTTATGAAAACCACCGCAAGAATCGGCAACGTTATCAACATTATCACGAACGCAAAGTTCATTTTCAAGCATTCTATGTAGCGCTGATGCACTATCGATCACTAATGTTTGGTAATTGTGCTGTGTTGTTATCAGATAACGCAACTGGTCTTTAAATGACGCTCTTGTCGATACTTCCAATACTCCTTTTTTTGCCGCGTTACTTTTTGATGAAGGCAATAATGGAAACAAATCAGGCTTACTTTCTTCTGGCCATGAATCAAATACCGCGCCAGATTCTTCTGCTTGAATAAATACAGGATTAGGAAACATTGCTGCAAGCGTTGTTTTACCTGTACCCGCTAAACCTACCAGTGTAATAATTGGCGGTTTACTTATCGGTTTTTGTGGCGTTAAATTTTGCATTGTGTTCACCATCAATTTTGTATTGTGAAATTTGCGCCGCGAACGTTGGCATTAAATCCACCGGCACGCGCATCGTTTTTGTTTTGTAGGGTAGCTTTTTACGGCCTGCCCCTCGTGGGTTTTTTGTCATTTTTATTTGCTCCTTGGTTAGTGGTTAGTTGATAAACAGATATTAATGCACATTAATATCTGTGTCAATAAATAATTTAAATTAACCTAAACTAATTCGTATTTGTTTTTACCACCCTTGGCTTTTGGTTCAATTACCTTAATCATGTTACTGGCATAAAGGACTTTTAATATTTTTGTGCATGTTTGGTCATCTAGTGCGGTAATTCTGTTTACCATGCGCCCTTGTGTCATTCTGCCTTGCTTCTCAAGCGTTTTAATTACACGCTCCATTAATTCATCAGCTTTGTTGGTGCTTAGGTCCTCGTCATTTCCTTTGACCATATCTATTTTTGTTTCTACATCGCGACTAACGAGATACTGCGCCCATTTAACATGCTCAAGCGTTCGCACTTTTCCATCACCCATTGCTAAAACTAAACTAACTTTTAATATAAGTTCAAATTGCCTGTTTATGATTGGGTGCAAGCCGTCCGTTTCTGAATGCTCAATGGCCTGCGTTTCAATGTTGTATTGCAATGCATTAAGCCATTTTAGTGCATCTTGTGCCGTGGTAACTTTTACTTTGTCGCCATAGTTTTGAGTTCGTCCGACTGTTATTGTTTTTTGATTGCCAATATTGAAAACTTTCTTTAACTCATGCGACAAGTTAAGAGGGAATTTATTGCCAGGCTTAAAACCATAGTTAGATCGTGGAACGTCATTATCTTCACGAAACATTAATGAACGACCAATAAAACCACTAAGCACGTTTTGCTTTGTTGCGATCTTGCTAAATAACTCTGGTGTAGTACAGCCAGAAATTGATAGAAAAGGGTTTATTAAAACGCCATGGTTTAAATTTTCCATAAATTGCGTTAATTTATCGATCTCTTCCTGGGCGGTCCCTGCTTTATCTTCGTTATCATCGATGCGCTTTGTTAGCATTGCAACTCGTTTTGATGTGCGCTCTTTAATATCGGTTAACTCGTCACCACCAAGATTTATTTTACCGTTGGCCTTACTGTACAAGCTCATTAACGTCCCAATAATACCCGTCATATAAGTTTCAGTTGATGCTGTTATTTTCCCCAAAACTTCGCCAATTTCATCGATGTTGTAATAGGCTGCTTGCGAGTTGATAAGGTTTCTGTAAATTTCCTGCTCTGATTTAATCTTACCGAACATGCTATTTTTTATACCTGACTCGCTAATAATGTTATTTGCAGCCTGTAAAACCGCTTCTTTACCAGATCCCGACCCCGCGATGTTAAAGCAAAATAAGTTAGGTGTTGCACCATACTCAGCATCTTCATGGGACAATCCGCCGATCAACCCCAACGCAGATAACGCAGTGCTAACCGCTAGTGTTCGGCGTGGCTTACGTCCAACACTATTAATATAATCAATACACTCACCAACTAAACCAGGTGCAGCATAAAGATTGATACTTTCATCAACAGGCGTTGCAAATATATGATCTGGCGTTCCATCATGCGCTTTTTCTGGTTGGTGGTCCTTTGGTGCAAATTGAACTGTTTTTAATACCTTTTGCACTGCTGTAGGTTCATCTCTTGGCATTTCATAACAGCCATCACTTGGCGCGGTTATGTTGCCAAAAAATGTATTTGCTTTTACTTCCTGCTTTTTTGCGAAAATATCAGCGAATTTTGCAAAGTCTGCATCATTATAAGCGGGTGCTTGTTCCTTACCTTCTGCAAACTCTTTTTGCTTTTGTTTGTTCCAGTCTTTTAATTCACCGTTAGCAAGTTGTAAGCACATTTCTGCATCACTCATGCCTGCCATTAAAGCCGCGAATGCAAAGCCATCAACAGCCCCTAGCGCGTTGATTGGATCGGAAGTGTGAAAGGTACTAAACAATTGTTTGCCATCGTCAGCAGTCCAAACAGAACCACCAGCAAGTTTTGAGGTTGCCGAAGGTGAAAGCCATTTTTTGCCTTTTTTCTTATAGCCGTTAGCTTGCAGTTCAAAGTCCCAATCCCACCGACTATTGAACTCTTCGATCATCGAGTCACCTTCATGTTTTTGAGATGCGCGTTTTTGCATAACTGGTTTTGGGCGTAACTGTGGCAATAGATTAAAATCGTGCTGGCCTGCTTCGTGAATATGGTGTTCATATTCGTGGTCTGGATATGTTGCAGGCTCGTAGCTAATCTGTCCGCGCTTATCCATACAGCAATCAGTGCCTAAACTTTCAGTTAATCGCTCTTGCAAGTTTTGCCATGTATCACAATCAACGGCAACAGCTAACGGAATTAAACATTTAAGTTTGTGAAAGTCTGCTCTATGGCTCCATGAAGTATGTATTACAAAAGTGTTAATACCGATATTAGTTAGGCTTTGTTTTAATGATTCGATGGTGTAATCATTTTCATCACTATCAACACGTAAAAAATACATCTGATTGTGCTTGGTTATTTCATCGCGTGTTTTGCGATCACAATTATGTGCAGTAATACACTTCAATATTTCTTTGTTTGTTTCTCCTCGCTCGTTTGATTCCTGTTCAAATTGTCGAGGGTTAATGACCATCTCTTTAAGGCGTGGCCAGTCGCAAAAATCTTGACTTACTGCCTGTTTGTGTGTTTGGAATATTGTGCAAATTGCTGGCATGGGTTTTCCTTATTTAAAACCAAAAGATGATTGAACTTCACTAACTGTTTTTTCCCACTCGACACTATTCTCTTTTTTAACTTTCTTGTAATTGGCTAACTCTTTTCCGCAATAACTAGCTACGTCTTTGTCACTTTCTATTTTTCTAGTTAGATCGTTTAATGTTGCCATTGTTAGTGGAGGATTATTTAACGCTGTTTCCATTGTGTTAAATGCAAATATATATTTTTCTTTCCATGCAGCTGCATATTTACCAGTAAAGCCCATACACAAAAAAGCAAATCCATCCCTGGTAATATCAAAACACTCAAGCGTTTTATTTTGCGGTGATAGGTAAGATGATTGCGCAAAATTGCGCACTCTAAAATCATCGCTGCAATCTAAATTTTTTATACTCCTCATAACGTCTCGGTGTATTTTTCCAAATGAATCAGCAATAACTTTTGATGTTGTTAAAAGCTCACCGCGCTTGTTTGTAACTAAATTCATAATTTACCCCTTTGATAGTGATATGTTAATTATACACGTCTTGAAGTGAAAAACAAACACATCCAGCTAAAGTCGTGTGATTGACAGGATTAACGAATTGACGAGAGCTTTGACGAGCTAACCCGTCAGTGTTTTGTCAATGTTTACGGGGGCTGTGGGAGGCTTTGACGAAAATACGAGTTTTTCCTAGACAGACGGTTATATAAAATGACGGATACAGTCCTTACAGATTATTATTATTATATTATTATTATAAATATCTCTCTAAGGGGGGGTGTAACTATGTCAAAACACTCTTTTTTAATAACACTCTCTCTAGGGAATGGCTGTCATTTCGTCAAAACACACGCAACCTTAGTGACACTAAGGCTAGAGACTGACGAGTTGCTCGTCATTCCATTCGTCATTCCGTCAAGCGCTTTTATTCGCATTATTTTCATTTAATTAATTGACAGGGCGTTGATTTGTGTTACTGTTATTAGCAACAAATACAGAGGTGGCTAACAATGAATAACAAAATCAGAGTTCAAATAATCAAATTGGCTATTGAGCAAGGGCTAAAACATACAGTCGAGAATTATGAAGGACACGAACTCAATCACTACGAAGGAAAAGTCACTGTTAATTTTTGCGGTAGTGATTACGTAGTGATCGGAAGAACTGCTAAAAAACACGCAATGGCATTCACTAATGGTTATTGCTCGATCACACCAAAAACTATTGGAAGGGGGCTGTATTAAAATGCGCAAACCAGTATCAGAACTAGAATTTATAAAATCACTTCCAGCTGGAAGAAAGTTTACATTTTCAAACGTGACAAACTTACATGCAAAAATGACTAAAGCGAGTTTTTCTGCTCGTATATCGGCAATGGTTCATGATAGCTTAGTGACAAGGACGCTAAACAAACAGACGAAAGTTGCATCTTTTTTCATTGAAGAAGAAGCGAAGCTTGTAAAAATTACTGAGATTGAACAACCCGGTTTTATTGCCGCTACAAAAGAAAACATTCTTCACGACATGTTTATGAGAGCTTAACGTGGACGAACAAACACAAAGCGACTTCGATCGTATTTTTGGTAAATGATTTAACGGATAGAGGTGGATTATGCAGATAGATGATTTTGGCACAGAGGTTAAAATAATTCAGATTTTACTCACAGAGAACAATGCAATAACACAGGGGATGATTCTTGGCCTTGGTAGTGACGGCGTAGTGTATCACCAACATGGGCTGGATGGCGTAACTGGCTGGTCTGTTTACGTTGAAGATAAGTTCATCAAACTATAACCCCGCCAGCCGATTAACCAAGCCAGTGTAAAAGCTGGCTTTTTTGTGCGTGAAATATATTGCAGATAAAATAAATTGCAATTAATTAATAATAAGTGTTTACTTTCTAATTCATTCTGCTATTATTACTACATCGAAACGAAATACACTAACTCAAAGGAAGAAACATTATGACTAACTTAAACAGCGCAACAGCACATGAAGCAATCAGCAACAAATTCAATATTACTTGCAAAAGCGTAAACGGGTGGGATAGCGCTCATTATGTGATAGATGAGTCAGAATTCAACGCTTTAAGTGACAATGATGTGAATAACTTAATAGCTACGTGCATGAGCGTGAAAGATGTAAATTGCTTGTCGGTTGATTTGTCAGAGCATGGGGCTTTAAATGACAGATGCCTTAGATTGTCTTTTGTTACAGACACACAAATGGACTATGACGCTATGAGTATGCAATTAAATACAAGTGAAGTTTAACATGAGATTACGCGATTATATTTTACAAAACTACAACGGGCGAAACGTCGATTTCGCAAGAGCTAATGAACTTACAGGCCAGCAGGTTGGCGTAATGGTTCAAAAAGGCATTTACTATATTTACGATGGCATGCTAATGATTGCACGTAAAGAAATTAAATAAACTAAACAGGTGAACATAATGGAAAAATTAACAAGTAGTAATATTGAATGGCAAGAAGATGATGTGTGTGCGCTAATCGACAGCAAAACAAATGAACTGCTAGTTTCGTATGGCTACACACGCCAAAAGTTTGATGTAAATAGTCATTATATCGTAACCCGCGAAGCTGAGCCCGTTAAAACGGTGTTTGATGCTGTTTGTGTTGCTGTTAATGACAATTGCGGGGTTTGGCCTTTTGAGCTAACAGGCGCTGGATTCGTCGGCAGCCAGCGCGTTACACGCGAAGAATTTAACAAATGCGTCGATGACCTGGCTCTGTATGCAAACAGCCCCACGCCAACCGAACCAATGTACTACCACATCTACAAAATAGCATTTGCTGATATGCAACGACAAAAAGAAGAACAAACAAGCGAAGAAGTGCTACACGGTTTGTTTGATAAATCTCGCAGCCCTTGGGTCAACCTCGCTGCTTTGTGTAGTCAAATAGCTAAAGAACATCCCGTTGAAGCATTTGCTGATAGTGAGCCACAAGCAAGAGGCGGTTTTCTGAAAGATGCGCAACAATCTTGTAAAGAGGCTGTAAGTATTGCAATTGATAATGCGATTCAACAGCAAAGCAAATCACCGTTAATGCATAGCGACCTAAAACCAGAGGTTGGTACTTTTACTTTTAAAAACAAACCAATCTACACCAAAACAATGAAAGATGCGGGTGAATTGCCTAGTGTGGGTATGGAGTGTGTGATTGCAATTCCGCATGACGATTGCGAGTCGGTAATTACATATATCGGCGATAAAGTCGGATGCGCTATAAACAAATCGACAGGTCATGAATTTAATTTTACATGCGTCACTGGTGATTTTATTTTTCAACCAATCGACACACGCACACCAGAGCAAAAGCAGGTTGATGAAGTTATTGCGTTTCTTTCCGGTGACAACGGGTGGCTAGCTAAGTCTCAAGCAAGTTGCTGCGCAGAGGATATGCAAAAAGCAGGCTTGTTACGGGAGCTAAAATAATGGAAATCCTATGCCTTAGCTGTATGCAAAACAAAGAAGAGTTTTAACGCTTCAAAAAATGGCGCACAGGCAAATCAAAATCACGGCGCTGTGATCACTGCGATGACGACAAAGCAGTAAAGAAAAAATTAGAGCTGTGCAAGTCAGAGCGAAAAGCGCGACAGGGAAGCAATAAAAACACGCCGTTATTTGTTGGATTATCTAAAACTGAGCAATCAGCGGAAAAGTGCAGAGTACGTGATAGACTTGCTGATATCAAACAACAAAAGATTGATGATGACTTTATCGGTCTATAATTTGCATTAATTCGTTTACAGTGCGACACTTACCCCCATACTAATTAATTATTTTTATGGGGTTTTTTATGGCAAAAACTAAAGCCTTAACCAAAAAAGAAAAGTCTTTCGTAGAGGCGTATTGCGGTGAATGCAAATTCAATGGAAGCAAGGCTGCTATCATTGCAGGATATAGCGCTAAGACGGCTAGATCAAAGGCAAGCCAGTTATTAACAAAAGTAAACATACAGGAATATATTGAAATGTTTATGACGCAGGCCACCGAAAAAGCACTGTGTACAACAGAGGATGTTGTTAACGGGCTTTTAACCGAAGCGCAATGCAATGGTGAGGGTTCGAGTCAATCGGCACGCGTGAGCGCTTGGAAAGCGTTGGGCGATTATACAGGTGGGTTTGATAAGTCAGTTTCTAAAGTCGACCACTCAAGCAAAGACGGCTCAATGTCTCCAGCTTTCGATAGTGACAAATACAAAGATGCTCAAGATAAATTAAAGGATTTGGATTGAGCCTATTCAAAGAGCGTGAATGGTTAGACATGAGCTTCGAGGAACGGCTAGCAATAAAGACCCGCTCCGAGAAATCATTTCTTAACTTCACCCGCATTTGGTTTGAGTTGATGCAGGGTGATGAGCTGGTAACCAATTGGCACCATCGCTATGCCGCCAACGAGGTTGACGCTGTTGTGCGTGGCGGTGACTCGTCCCAATCGCTTGCAATATGCTTTCCACCAGGCGGAACAAAATCAGAGTTCTTTTCTGTTCACCTTCCTGCATATACAAATATGCTTGTGAGCAATGGTACCCTAAAGAAATTCCGCAACATGAACCTATCTTTTGCTGATTCACTCGTAAAACGTAACAGCAGGCGCACAAAGGACATTATAGGTTCTAAAGAATACCAAGAGCTTTGGCCTTGCACGTTTGGCGTTAACCAGGCGGAAGAATGGCAAATAATAGATAACAAAGGCAAAGTAAAAGGCGAGACAGTATCGCGCGCAATGGGTGGCCAAATAACAGGTGGTCGTGGCGGCTTCTTCGGTGATGGCTTTAGCGGGTCAGTGTCGATGGATGACCCAGCCAAGCCCGAGGATATGTTTTCTAGCGTAAAACGTGAGGCGCTAAATCGTAAATTAAATAACACAGTTCGATCTCGCCGGGGCGACAAATCAAAGAAAAATTCAACGCCATTCTTCTTAATCATGCAGAGGTTGCACAAAGAAGATCCAGTTGGTTACTGTCTCGATGGCGGGATGGGTGTTAAATTTAAGCCGATCATAGTACCTGCGTTAATCACTAAAGATTTTCTATCTACATTGCCACCAGAAACAGCGGCCGACTGCTGGAGGTCTATTAAAGACTCGCAAAGTCGTGTCCGGGGCGGTGTTGAATATTGGTCATATTGGCCAGAAATGGAAGATATCGACCAGCTAATGGACTTGTGGGACAAGGATGAATACACGTTCATGTCTCAGTACATGCAAAACCCTGTTAGCCAATCAGGGGGGTTAATTGAAACGTCATGGTTCCCGAGATTCAGTAAGCTACCTGCAAACGTTGTGGGCGGCGCTGTTTATGTCGATACAAACTCAGGTAAGATAACCGATAGAAACGATTATACGGTGTTCACGCTAGTGCTAGAGGATAGCGAGGGCAATCTATATGTGGTAGCCGTTAAACGTGGTAAATGGGACCCGTTAGATTTATTAAAGCAAGCCGAGGAGCTTTGGAAGGAATGGAACGAAGTTATTCCTATCACCATGCCGTTTAAATTGCGCTATATGAGCGTAGAGGACAAACAGGCAGGGCAGGGTTTAATACAAACGCTAAAGACTAAAAATAAAATACCATTGCACCCTCAACAGCGTGGTACTGGCGAGAATAAATACGCTCGACACTGCAACACACAGCCAACAATGAAACAGGGTAAAATTTTCCTTCCTGCAACATATACCGACGATGGTGTACCGATTGTTAATACTGTTTGGATTGGTGGCGAAACAGCATACCCGACCGATTGGGTGGTGCCATTCCTTAGCGAGCTAGATGCAGTAACTATTGGCGTGCTGATGGACCAGGAAAGCGGTTATGATGACCAATACGATACATTAATGGATGCTGTTCAAGATATGTTACTCAACGGGCAATCATCAATCACTAGCGTCCTATCTAAGCGCAGAGAGCGGAGGCGGTGATTAATTAGTTGACATATACGCAATAGATGGTTAGGGTTAGGGTTGTAGTATTTAATGTGTTGTTAGTAATTGAATTAATTTTGGAGAAAGAAGATGGGCAAGTGGATTTTATTTATAATACTTCTAATGGGTGCTACTAATGGTTTTTGGTACTGTGCAACACAACAGGAAACTATGTGGCAGACACCTGCGATTATAATACCTATGGTATGCAGTGTTGGTGTTGTGATATATATATGGGCGTTTATACAGATAGAGTGGGATTAATTCTTACTAACCCTCACGCCAGGGCGCATTTGCACAAACTGGCCTTTATCGTTTATCATTAGTTATCAACTAATTTAACAATAAGGCCAATTATGTTTATTACAGATAAACAACCCGACAGACCAGTGCGCCCAGAGAATGAAGATAAGGCGTTCGCAACTAACCCGCAAAAGAAGTGATAATTATGGTAACGATTGTATTTATAATTGCAGCGATACTACTGAGGCGCAAACAAGGAGCTGTCTTAGCACTCGTCATAGCTGTACTAGCTGATTTTCTTAGTGGCATATCATTAACACTCACGCAAAACCTGAGCTCGACATACGTATACTATGCGACGCTATTCCTAATAGTTTTTGGCTGGTGGATTATCATGTGCAAACTAAAAATGATATCTAGCCAAATTGTTGCGGGTATAGCTTGCGCGTTTATGTCAGTAGCTGTTGTTGATTGCTATTTAGCAGATGGTTATGCAACAGTGATATCAGCGGCATTCCCATTTGTAATATTGGCGTTAAACGTTGCAACAATATGGGCGGCATGGAATGATAGAAATTGGACTTATAGCGCTTATTGCAATAATTGGGGTGAGGATATTAATAAAAACAGCGGGGTTGATATCAGATGCTAGAGAAAGTAATAGACGCGACAGGGAAAAGCTCAATCGTAGCAATTCCCGCAAGTGAAGCGGCGAGCAAATTAGGCGTACTAATGGACGTTGGTACGTTTCAACTGATATCAGCGTGCGGTGTTGTAGTGTTGATTATAGATAGATGTATTAGGTTGTGGTGGGCAGCTAAAGACAGAAAGAAGCAGCATTTAAACAAATCAATTAAATAATATACAATAGACCCTATACACATTATAGGGTTTTTTTATGTCTAAAATAAACAGCATCAAGGCACGCTTAGGCCGCAACTCATTTGCTCGAACAGAATTAGGCTACTCAGGCGTGCGCACAAAGGGCGAACTGTATCGCGGGCGCTCACTTAGAGCAGACCATAAGCGCAACATTGCAGAGCAGGCAGGTTATCCCGATATTATAAGTTTGCGCCAGCATTATGATATCGCATACAGAAACGGCTTGGGCAGTAACTTAGCGTTTGCAATTGTTGGAGATACTTGGCGAGTTGCGCCCGTTATTTATGACGGTGAAGAAGATGCAGAGCGCCGCAAGGATAACCCTACCGAATTTGAAAAGGCAGTGGACGAACACTTTGAACGCCTTGAAGTATTTGAGCGCCTAAAAGGGCTAGACAAAGCGCAACGCCCCATGCGTTACGGTGCAATAATGTACGTAACAAGCGAAGGAGATAACGCAAAAGCTGACATGGAGCTGACCAGCCTTCCGCAAATGGACTACCTGGTTAAATTAAACGTATTCCATGAAGCGCAATTACCCGTTGAAACAGCTGTGCAAAACCCATCTAGCATCAACTATGGTAACCCTGTTTTATACAATATCCGCACAAATGTTGCAGGCTCTACTAATGAGTGGAAAAGCTCAGGCTTTCAAGTGCATGCAAGTCGCGTATTTCCATTCGGCGAGGGTGCTTTAGATGGCTCAATGTACGGTGTGCCATGCAATGAAGGATGCTTTGAAGCGCTTATGGATTGCGCAAAGGTTCGTATGAGTGGCGCAGAGGGCTTCTTTCAGAATGCATCTAATAAGTACGCAAACACATTGCCAGAGAATGCAACACTCGCTGACGCTGACGCAATATTAGAATCAATGGAAGATTTCGACAACGAATTACAGCGGAGTTTAATTACCGTTGGTGATGTGAAGATGCTGCAAACAACATTAAACGATCCTACTCACGCATGGACAATTGCTGTTAATGAATGTGCTGCGCATCACGGCAAGCCTATGACCATATTAGTTGGACACCAAACAGGCGAGCGCGCAAGTGGTGAAGATATCGGCACTTGGAACCGTGTAATAATGGATAGACAAGAGCAGGTAGCCAACAAAATGATTACCGGTTTACTTAATGATTTGATGGTTAAATTCAATTTCCCTGCACCTACTGACAAAATTAACATTGTTTGGCGTGACTTGAATGAGTCAACAGCAGAACAGCAGGTAGACTTAGCCAAGAAACGAGCAGAGACAAATAAAATCAGCGTTGAGGGTCGAGGCTTGCCGATATACTCAACTGAATATATCCAATCAGAAGCAGGCGCACCTATTGAGGATGTTATTGTTCTTGATGATGGTGGTGAGGATAATAATAAGGGTCTTAAATGAATCCAATTAGACCGGGTAGCCATAAATACCCGACCAATCAACGCCTCAACATCTCTTTAGCCTTTGCCGACAACAAAAACCGTTGGCAGCGCGCAGCGTTTCGCATCAATGAAATTATTGAGCGGATCCCACGCATAAAGCTAGATGTGCCAGATAACGAAGCGCCAAAGGTAACTAAAAAAGAAAAGCGCACTGCTACACTTGCGCGCAATAAAGCTGACACTGCTTATTTATTGGCGAATAGTGATTTTGAAGTGCCTGCTATAACAGTGTGCAAAGAACTTGCCATAATGCAAAACGCTGTGCGCTACGAATACAAACTAGACAGCACCATGATGGATGCGACAATGGATGCTATTCGCCGTATTTTAGTGGGTGATATTCTTAGTGGCTCAGAGTTTTGGACTACTCGATTCTTTCTTAATCCAAACCTTAACGAAGCTAGTAAAGATGGACTAACTGATAGTTTTATTTCAGCATTGCGCATAACCGAAGGAACGAGCGCAGAGGCATCACTAGCAACCCTCAGTGCAGAACAGCAACTTAGCCAGCCTGCTTACTTAGACCGTTTACGATTGGTTCACGGTCGAACGTTTGAAAGCATGAAAGGCTTAACCGATGATATGACCGCACAGTTACGTGTCACACTAACTGAGGGAATGGCGCGTGGTGTTGGTGTTCGTGACCTAAAAGGTATGATTAATAACCGCCTTGGGATCGGGATGGGTAGGGCTGAAAGGATTGCAAGGACTGAGATTAATAACGCTTACACTAATAGCTACATGCAAGAGTCCATAGACTTGAACGAAACAGCGCTAAAGGATGACGAGTGGGTTATTAGGCAGGCTCACCGTAGTGCGCTATCACCAACAACAAGAAAGACTCACGCGGCAAGGCACGGCACAGTGTCAACAGTCGCGGCTCAATTGAATTGGTGGGCTGAGAATGGGCGCATAAATTGCCTTTGCTCGACTCTTGACGTATTGGTAAATAAAAAAACTGGCGAGATATTGCAAGATAAAATGATTAAGACTATGAAGATACAGAAAAAAGAATGGTTTCCTAGTAAATAAAAGAGGTAGTTATGATACAAACACAAAACTTTAACCCAATAAGCGATCCTAAGTTGCTTTGTACTTGCGGTCATCCTGATTGCGATAAGAGAAGTGTTAGCCAGTTAACGCTAAACTATGCGCAATCAGTTAGATGGAAAGTAAACCGATCACTAACTGTAACAAGTGGAGGGAGATGCCCGAACCACCCCAACGAAGTGCATAGAGACAAGCCAGCAGACCACCAAAAACAAAAAGGTATTGATATAGCTTGTAATGGTGGTGCTGAACGCGGTGAGCTTGTGCGCGTAGGTATTGAATGCGGATTTAATGCAATCGGAGTTGGTAAAACCTTTGTTCATTTTGGTATTCGCGAAGAATTGCCAATGGGTCAAATTATGATGTGGAGTTATTAGCATGAGTTGGATAACAGAATTGTTTTCATCGTCAGTAGGTACGATAATCGAAAAGGCAGGCGGTGCAATTGATAGTCTTGTAACATCAGACGAGGAACGGCTAGCGCTAAAAAACGCACTACAAAAGATAGCTAACGACGAAAAAGCAGAAGCTAATCGACATGTGGAAGCGCAAGAAAAGGCTGTAACAGAGCGCCATAAAACAGATATGACGTCAGATTCATGGCTATCCAAAAACATTAGGCCGATGGCTTTGATATTTTTAACGGTTTCAGTTGTGGCGCTTGCTTACTTTACTGTTTTTTCTGACTCGATTAAGCAAGGCGTACTAGATAGTTGGATTGACTTGTTCACAGGCTTGTTAATGCTTGTATACGGCTTTTACTTCGGTTCAAGAGGTCTTGAAAAAATATTTGCCTTGATGGAAGCGCGTAAAACTAAAAATAAAAGTTGACACTTTGGATTATTAAGAATATATTTAAATCTCTTAACAGGCAGTTATCTTTCGTTTCTAGGTGGAGAATGTGACCATGGACTAACCGAATTAGATTTACCCGACAAGACTGAGTAAACAGTAAATCCGTAAGCTTTGAATCGTGAAAGCGGTGCAGGAGGTGGCTGCCCTGGGCTTCGTAAGCCAAACTGAGTAACCCAAACTGAGTAAACAGTAAATCAAGAAATAGTAATCTCTCTTACGTAAAAATAAGGAAGGTGATAAATCTCCCGCGCAGGGTTAAGCGTATGTTAAATGCGTTTGAATATAGGCGGTAGTTAGGTTCGACTCCTGTTTTAAGCTTTTACAGTTAAAATCTTACCAGATTTACCAGAGCGCACTGCAGATAAAGACGAAAGCGAGACTGCATAAATATCGCTAAAGGGCAAGGTTTAAATATTTCGATATCCCAAAAGAAAACCAAGACAAGGCGACTCGCACACGCGAGCAACTACCATTAACTTTTAACTAAATGACAGGAATTAATTATTATGAGAAAAATAAAAACAACAAAACGCCAACGCAAAGCAGTCAAAGGCTTAAACTCGGCATGTTTTCATAGCTTAAACCGCGGATCAGAGATTTTAATCTCAGGTGTCGAATACCTTGGTCAAACTCCAGTCTTTAAAGACTTAAATGCAAACGCTGCTGGCTTGCTCCCGAACTTCGTGAAGGTTCAAAAGGGCATTCCATTTGTTCGAGTAGCAGGTTAAGCGTTGACCAAGTGACCGCACACGCGGGTATTTTTAAGTGTGTTTACTGCCTTCGGGTTCGGTCACAGGCATGATGTAGAAGCCTGTTATAAAGGTAGCTTGAATCAACAAGCATTACGCAAACGGCCTTGTGAATACACTTAAAAATAACCACTCACACTCAATTATCAAGAGAGTGACACAGCGTATAGTAACTTTGTTGAGTGGTTACACTAAATAACCCATAGCCCGTAACGGCTGAAAACTAGCAGCTCGCCCCAATGAGTTAAGCGACTACAGATAGAAAATAAACAAAGGCCATCATACATGGCACCGCAAGACAGATAGCGGCTCCTCTTTGTTGTTGGCGGATTAATTACCCGCCTATTCTTACTGTTTTCGTATGCAAAAGGCAGAGTCCCGTTTCTGTATGTTTCAACGGGTATTGACTCTCATTAATGGTAGTGATGCCAGAGCCGAAAGAATCACGCAATTAAACCGCTCTTTTGCGGTTTTTTTGTGCCTGTAATAAACTGTATGCTAATTTATAAAGAAGGAATTCAAATGGCAGAGTATCCAGACCCACGCCCATCATCACAACCAGAGGGCTCAACAGCAATGGTTGTGGCCAAAGATAACTTGATCACACTTGATAAAATGGCGGTATCGTCCGACCCTACAGTTACTAACCGCAAGGGGCAGGTGTTAACTACGTTTATAGGAGCGTCTGACAAAATCGACGCTGATGTACTGTTAGTTGACTCAGCAAAAGACCAAGCAATCATTGACATTAATGCAGATGTAGCCACTGTTGATAATGCAAAAGACCAAGCTTTAATTGATATTGCGGAAGATGTTGCAGAAGTTAATGCTGCTGCGGTGGTTGCGGTGTCAGATTTTGAAGCGTTAGGCCAAGACGCTATTGATGACTTTAACGCTAACGGCGATACTGCTCTAGGAGCTTTGGGCGGTGTCCACATCGGAGAATACTCAACAGACCCATTAATCACTGAGCGCAATCAATACGTAACATTCGGGGTATCACCAACGGCCACACAGTGGAAAATAACAGGTTCAACATCTTTAAATTATCAGATTGATTCTACAACATACCCTGATCCAGAAAACGACC